CTTGAAGAACTCTTCCCGGGTAATCTTCTTTGTAGTAAGGGCAGAAGTATCTACAATAGCAAGCACATCATCTTGTGCAGCACCAGCCCCTGTAAGGATAGTAAGTGCGCTAATCTTAGTGTCAGCCATTCTGTCCACCTTCTAGGGCTTGAGTTTCTTTCTCTTGAGCAGCCTTACGCTCATTCAGTTTGTTTTGATAGCTGTCTGGATCAAAATCAATCTCAGCAATAGCCATCAAATCTTCCACTACTTCGACTTGATCTTGCACTTCAATTCCTGCACCATTAAGGTTACGAAGGAAGGAAGCGATTTCACGAAGGTCGTGTGGTGCTACGTCCCCTGCAACCAGCTTAGGCATGGTTTCCCAAGAAAGCCCATTCAGTTGCCAGATACGCTCTACAAGTTGCTTATTGAGGACATCTACAATATTGTTGATATAGCTCTCAAGGCTTCTCAAGAAGAGGTCTGTCTTAGTCTTTGACAGAGCGTAAGAACCAGAACCACTACCCAACATAAGAAACTCAGCCATAAGGCTACGAGCAATGTCATGTTGATAACGCTTGACAATAGGGTCAATATCAATAGAACGAGAGCCATTGGCGGTAATCAGTTCAATATCCATGAGACGCTGGTTGGTAGGCTTACCATCAGAGTCTACATAAAGATCAGAAGGGAGGAGGGCATAACCTTGATCATTGTTCTTCAAGTCACGAAGGATACGCTCAAACTGAGACCTTAGATTAGTTTGGTCTACTGAAGCATCTGAACTCAGATACTCCGCAGGCATACGGCCAATAGGCACACCATGAAGTTCTCGTTCAATAGCCACGGCTTCATAGTTTTGAATCTTGTTGAGGTAAGTATAGCTGACATATGCGTTCCTGAGAACTGAGCGACCCGATGGGTCATTATTCAAGCTTGTAGTTCTGTAGTAAACAGACTTCTCAACGGGGATCATTACAGAGCGCTTACCCCAAGTAGCTTCTTGGTACATCCCGAGGATTTCACCCGTGTCTTGATTAATCTCAAAACGCTCAACAGTCCAAGGGGCACGGATAGCAATCTTCTTGATGCCAATGCGACCATCGCTGAACTTGGAGTTCTTCTTGGGACTACGGAAGTCACCTTCACGACGCTTATAGATAACCTCAAACCAACCAAAGCCATAGGTCAGGTAAGACAGAGCTTCCGAGATGTGGTCATCAAGACTTTCATCCATGTCGTCAAGGACAGATTGAAGGAAAGCGGCTTCACGTTTAGCTTCTTCACTATCGTCAGCGGGCTTAATCTTGATTTCTACATCACGGAGGGTCTGTTCTACAGCATACATAATAGAGCCAACAATCGCATTATTGTCGCGCATCTCTTTGTACTTCTGGATAGATTTCTTACCTTTAAGTTCTTGTAGGAACTCATCAGCCCGAATGTCCCCATTGTAAGTATTCTTGCCTGAGACACCAAGCGTCATTTTAGCAGATGTTTCGGACAACTTGTTCATAGGAGATTACTCTTCTGTAGTTTCTGATGGACTAGGCTCGTATCTAGATAGCCCCATAGCTGTCAGTGCAGGGAGTCCACCCATACCACCGATAGCTGTGAGGACAGTGGGGGACGCAGGGATTGCCTCATTACTAAACACCAAAGCAGCCTGCGCCCGTTCTGCCGCTACCATGTCAATAACCTCGTCAGTGTCCCAATCAGGGCGAACCAGAGGCTGCGTGACACCTGAAACCCACTCAGGACGGGCTTCCCACGAGGCGGTGGCATAGAGGTTGCCATCCGCATCTACCCAGTGCAAGCCCTTATAGGTGAGGCCGTCTGCGGGTCCGTAGGCCAGACACATTGCCAGTTGATTAGCATCCACAATCATAGCTTCGGGTGCTGCGGCTGTGATGCGGATGTTACTTGTCAATGACCAACCCTCCAACGGCGCTGATTGAAGTAGAGACAGACTTTGCTCTGTGCGAGACGCGCTCAAGACCACGGAAGACACTACGTCCAGAGCTTGTACCCACATGGAGCATCTCAGTGTCAGGGTCGTAAGCCAAGGCAGTCACAGCATTAGATGTGCCATAGAGCGTGGACTGGGCATTGGTTTGGAACAGGGGCAGTTCGTCCTCGTATGTTTTGAGGATTTGGGCTGCGGTGGGTGCGGTGGCTGAGATGCGTAGGAGGGCTAGGGAGCCAACCCAAGGGTTATTAAATACAATTTGGTTCCCGATGCGTGTTACCGCAGCAGTATCCGTCACGCTATCTGTAAAGGCACCTGACGCATACAAAACCCCATCAACATACAGTCTCAAAACACCTGACGTTCGAACGGCAGAGATAAACCTCCATGTACTAGAAACGAGTGTCCCAGACCCAATAAGTGACGATGCTACGCCGTAGGCTGCAAGATTACCGCTTGCATCAAGTTTTATGACGAAGCGTGGTTCTGTTGTTCGCCCAATTCGCTCTCTGTCAAAAACAGTTCCGTTTGCATCGGTGGCCTTAGCCCACCCCATCACGCAGAAGTTACCCGTGCCGAAGTCCAGCGCCGAGTTATACGGCTGCTCAAGGTAGTTGCTGGCAGAGAAGCCAGAGTAGGCCACCAGATCAGCGCCAGTAGCTACAGGGCTGCGGGTTACAGTGCCGTTGACGATCAGGCCGTTGTTGTTCACAGAGCGGTCTGCGTCTGCGAGTTTGACCGTAATGCTTACAATAGACCCGTCATAGGTTGGATCACTTGTAAAGCAAAGCGTCCCGTTCTTCGTTATTAAGTATTCGTAAGTTCCGTCAGTCGAAATGCCGCCGCCATTAATTTGCCCCGTCGAAACAAAGTTATTTTGGAGGTTTAGATTTCCCGCCGTTTGACCAGTAGTTGTAACCGAAACATAAAGACTAGTCCCGTCTGAAACACTCATTGCTCCGTCAAAGAAAACGCTTCCTGATGCAGCATTGAAGTCAATGGTATTTGTCGTTGCATTGAATGTAGGTGCGGTTCCAGCATACGAATAGCCTGCTGCCAGAAACGCAGTCTCATCTGCATACCCAGTAAAGTCGTCATCCAGTGGCGTAGACCCCACCAAGTCAGTGTCGTCTGTGTCAGACAGGAAGGCCCCCTTGATGTCACCCGTCATCCAGCCCGTGGTGTAGGTGGAGGTGGTGTAAACATGGGCCAGAGAGGACGTTCCATCCAGTAAGGTTCTTTGCAGTAGAGCGTAGGTTCCCCCATTATTGATCGGGCCCCCAATCACTAGCTGGTTGTCGAACATAAGATGTTCACCGATTGAGGCGTTAGCCCAAGTACGGGTTGTCTGGGTAGGAGCGATGTTTGTCAGAAGCGCGATTGCAGTTGTATAGTTTGGGTACAAAACTGCGGACGTATTTATATTGAAGACGCTTTGAGTGTAGATCACATTAAAAGTGTTGGAGTCAAACGTCAGGTGCTTTGGCCCTTTCGCATCAGCTAAACTACCAATAGTTCCATCATCCCTGATCACACTCACGCCACCCGCAGTCGCCACTGCAATCGTAGGCACAGGCAGACCAGTTGCAGGGTCAATGGGTGCACCGGGCAGGACGGTCATGGCAACGTCGTTGACTGTGTTGTTGACCAGCAACGGCCCGATTGAAGGCACCGATAGCCATACATTAGTGGTAGGAGCTTGCGAAACAGCAATTCCGTAGGGCCACAAACGATTGTGGACTGCGTTAATTTTTCGGCCTGTGTCCGCAGGGAAGTTAAGTAGGAAAAGGCCGTTCACACCTGCGTTTTCAGCGACGGATTTAGACGTTACACTTACTGTCCCGTTGATCGCCGCCACTGCGGATAATGAGCCACCAGTGCCATACCCCAAAAACGGTGTATAACTCGTAGCGGCATTATATATTTTCCACATCGGCAGACTTGGATCATCACCATCGTAGATTGTAACCTTAGCAGCCTCAGCCACAATCACAGCCACGGCAGGGAACTCACGACGAGCACCACGAGTTGCAGTGTTCAAGGTTTCGTTGAACCAGCTAGAGGCTTGAGCCAAAGCACCAGTACGCCATGCTCCGCCATCGCTATCGTTGCTAGTGTCATACACGAACAGATCAACAGCGTTCAGGGCGATGAGGTCAAGGTCATCAATGCCAGCGCCGTAGGTAACACCTTGAGCCTTGGATGCCATGTAGTAGATAAGTTGGATTTTCTCCAGTTTGGTCAATGCACGGTCGATTGCAACAAAGCCAAGGATATCCACATTAGGTAGAGTATAGGAGCCATTGAGAGTGACTGCTTCATCCAGACGAACCTCGGACTGAGTGACATAGCAGACAGTGCAGTTCGTTCCCAGATTCGGGAAGGTCACATTGAGGGCGTCGTCGATACCATCGTTCTCAAGAACTTTGTCCCCGTTGGCAGCAACATGGTAGATGGGGCGTGCAGCGAGGGTGGCTTGGGTGGCGTGGTTGCCTGCTAGTTCGCGGATTGAATGTAGGGTAAAGGTATTTCCAGCACCGTTTGTCCCGCTGCACAAGCAAATCGTGTTGGCTGTCGGGTTGCTCAATCGAAGTGTTGTGCGTCCAACGCTGATTGTTGCCAAAACGGCACCTAACGGGCCATCCGTTCTGATTTGGACTGTTCCAGTGCTGACTTCCAGATCAATCAGAAGGGTTAGACCGTCTGTATCCGGAACGTCGATCAACACACCAGAAGTGTTAGAAACATCTGTGCGGTACGAAGTGCCTGCGCCAGTTACCGTACTATATGTTGCCACGAATGCAGGCGCACCAGCCGTGGATATTGAACCAAGTGCCCGCAACTCCGACCCTAGCGCCAACCCCTTCGACTTATCCAGCATCAAGCCCACGGTGTTGCCGGGAGCCGTGACGGGGGTCGTGCCTGCGGGGTCTTGGAACATGGTGGTCAGGTCGGAAGGGTCCAGCCAGATTCCGGATTCGTCAGATGCAAACAGGGAGGTAGGAGAGAAGGCACGAGTAGCAGAAAAGAGTTGCCCTCTAAGGGACACAGGAAGAGCAATAGAGGGCATATTAGGCTTCCTAATTAGTAAGCTGGATACAGCGAAAGCGCGAAGCGCGAATTAGATTACGAGGGAGTGAATACCAGTAGCGGTAGTACCAGTGGCTTTGATCCGAGTAACACCCGCGCAAGTCACATAGAAGTTATACGGGAAGGTAACAGTGCGGTCAACGCCTTCTACAGTGAATACTACAGCACCACCAACAGTCACATAGAAACCAATCACTCGATTATTGGCAGTTGCACCCATGTTGTCGGCATCATTGTTAGTGGTAACGGGAATCCAATCACGAACCATACCAGAGGTGAGGTCTACATAGTTAGCCATTTTTTCTAATTCCTAGATGAAAGACCTTTCGCATCGGAATAGGCCAAGTTTAGTTCCGGTTTAGCAATACCCTTTAGGGCAAGTTCTGTAACCGCCCAGACCATAGCATCAAGCCTGTCTGGTGATCCGATAGAGCCAAGAGGTTCCCACTGAACTAGCTGGTCTTCCAAGGCATCAAGACCTTTAAGGTGCTTTACTTTACCACGCTCATACAAAGATGATACAGGTTCGGCCCTAGCAAACTTACCACGAGAAGCATGTACCAACTTAATGGGAACAGTCTCATTGACGGTGTGGAGGGTGTATTTGACCATATCACCACCCTGATTGCGTTCAGCTACAATCTTGTCAGCTTCGTACAGGTGGTAGAGGTCAATGGCCTTGGTGGCCCATCCTTCTGGGGTATAACGGTCAGTGGCATCCTCTAGGATGTAGCTACAACCATTCAGATCAATACCAGCTACAATCAAGCCAGTCATGTCACTCTCAGCGTTAGAGGTAACAGCAGGGTCGACAGAGATAACGACACGAGCAAGTGTCTTGGCGAAGGCTACAGGATCATCTACACCTTCTACTTCACATTTAGACAGAAGGTCTCTTGTCCACAAGGCACCAGAGGCTTCATCCATGATTTCAGCATAGAGTTCCTGACGTCCAAGGCGAGTACCTTCATACTGGTCTTTAACAGCTTGGATGTAGGTAGCAGCAAGGTTAGCAGAGTTATCAAAGGTAGAACCATAGGTCACTACAGACTTGGGGTTCTTTATAATATCACGGACTAGTTTAGTAGGTCGGGGGGTTGTAGTCACACAAGTTTGAGGGTGCTTACCAAGACGAAGAGTGAACTGGAGCATATCCCAAGTGTCACGATCTTTATTCCATGCAGCAAGCTCATCACACCAAGCAGCCTCGAACTGGGGACCACGGAGACGTTCAGGTTCCTCAGCAGAA